CCTATTTCGGTATCAACGGTTATGCGCGCCCTCGCAGCTGTCTCCAGCTGGTCATGCCATAACCTCACAGGTTCCACTCAGACTCTGGTAGGATTATTTGCCCCCACCACGGTTTATAAACCCGTGGGCATAGGCCCGCCAAGGCCAGGCAAACGACATCTACTCTACCAGCTTTTCCACGTGTGGTCCCGGTGCACCCAGGTAACCATATCGCAATCGCTTAAGTTACTATTACCGCAGTAAACCCGCTAAGATGGGTTGTGGAGGTAAACCTCCACTGGCCTAAAGTTCCTGAAGCAGGAGCCGCAGCTACTATATTCTCGATGCAAATCATGATCTTACCCTGTTCGGCGCGATCGTACTCCTCAGCAGTACGTGCACCAACAGCAGGCTGGATCGTGTCTACAGTGAAGAGCTTCCGCCTAAAAGATATAGGGACGCGGTAAGTGAACCGCTCCCAGATATTGTAAGTTTTACAATTGGCAGTAGACCTCAATATAGCTACCCTTTGAGCTGGTGTAGAATTCTCATAAGAGATCATCAATTCAGGATTATCAACATATGCCACACTGACACGGGCACCAGCCTCGGCACCAGCAGGGCCAATTCTGGGTATCCATTCACATGCAGCTTTAGTGTATTTATATTCCTGATAATGTTTGATGACATCCGCACCAGCTCGGTTGATAGACTCACCGAGATTAGTTCCGATACCATGCCAATCTGTGACCAGATTAGCAGCACCGGCACTGTGGTCCTGAAACAGTACGGAGGATAGGAGTGAACCGTTAAATCCTAGGCTGGGCCGCCCTATCTTGCGAGGTGTACGATAAAGAGGATTCACTTTGCGACGGGACGCATTGCGATTGGCTGACGCTCGTTTAGTCATAGCGGAAGAAGTTGGTTGATAAATTGGCGTTTATCCGCTCCCCAGACGCTCGTATCAAAATAAGATTCAATAGCAAGCTGGGCGTCTGGACTAATGCCACTCATTTTCCAGAAGGAGTACCTACCATAGTGATCGGGACTATCAAACTTTGCGTGAGCATTCAAACTACTACGGTGGTAGTAGCTGTATTCACTGTCCCATTTACCACTATAGTTCCCCGCAACGCCAAAACGAACTAGCATGCGGTAGAAACTGCCCATAACCGGTATATCAGCACAAGTGGCGGAGCCACAAGTGCCTATGTCCCGGAGTAGGCGGCGGTAGCTTTCGATGTCGTGTCCTAAATTAACACATGTCACGTCCTTTGTTAGGCAAGTTTTGGGATTACGAACCATACGCCAAATTGAATTGGAGCATACAGGACGTGTTTGACAAAACTCGACTTGCTCAAACTCAAAGACGGGCTTCTCAAGCACAACATCGAACCCAAAGTCGGTGAAGTACTCTTTCATACTTCTCAACCGCTTCAGGTATTTCCTTTCTGTGAAAATGAGGCAGTCGTCACCATTATTTGCGTACTGGTACGGTATGCTGAGAGACTCAAGATATGCTAATGACATTAAACACATGAGCAATTTATTGCCCATGCTTGTGTTCATATCACCTGACATACGAGAGCCAACAGTCTCGTAACGGAAAAACCCGTCTGCAGCACGTGCTACCCCACGGTTATGAAGTTGCATGTTGAGGAGATATTTGAGCTTACGACTACGGAAAATCCGCGAGTAAACGCTGTGCTCAAATTCTAAAGCCTCAACAGACACATGTTGATCAAACCGCGACGCGTCCATCCCCACACAACAAGGTCGTGTGAATTGATCCCACTTCGCCTTCAAGTGGGTTGCCTGGGTGTACGCATTATAGGGACTCATAATGGTGGGAGATTTAAACAATCTATCAATTGCCTCATAAAGCTTATGCTCCAAAGGTCTGAGATAACAACCAACCTCAACATTGTAGCGCGGATCACGAGGCTGGATAACTCGTGGTGCGGGGTCCGGTTTCAACGTGAAGTTGTGTTTCTCAGCTTTAACGAACGTTTTTAGGAAAGCATCCCTGGGTCGGACTGGTGTGATGGCCAGTCCGTCAACTGCTCGCTGATAAATCAGTCGCCGTGGTCCTTTGTAGAAACCCACAAAAGATTCGTGGGCCACAGGGGATTGGTAACCGATGTCATTGAACAGCCGATCGCGATAAGATGCTAACCTTTCCTCAAAAACCCCCCTGCGTGGAGACACAGGTAAAAGAAGGTCTTTGTTCCGAAACAACACACGCTCACCAACTCCGCGACAGAGATTGGACAAGCTATTGTTGTGAGTCTGCACATTGTGGCCTAGGAGATAGCGACTCATGGATAACATCCTCCTAGGTTTAACAGTACCCGACTTGATGGGAGTGATACCGGGGTAGACACCGGGTACGGTGTCCACCCCCTCCCCCTTATCTGGGCACCATTAGGCGATAGCGGCCCGAGGGCCGCCCAAGTCTTCAGAGACTTGGAGACGGGTCTTAGACAACACTGTATGGGGTATAGCCAAAGCTATGAGCTGGTCCTGAGACGGTATGAACACCAACTCGGTAGCAACGTCCAAATGGTCGTTGATATGCCTGGCGATGAGTCCGTGGTCGCTGCAAACATCATAAAGGTGTTTGCGGACAACCAAACGATTGGCCTCATTACGGACAGGACAGCCAAATTTTGCTTTCCCCTGCTGCACTAGATAGTTGCGGAACTGACCCTTATGCCGAACAGCGAGACCAATGGCCCCTTTCTTCAGATTTGCCTCAACAGACGTCTCAACCCCATCGTTAAATGCGGTCTCACAGACTATATCGAGGTTTTGTACTTCAGCTGCTTTGGCAATGTAAAGTTCCCGCAACGTCTTAGTGCGCCACCATTTCAATGCAGTGCGGTATGCAAGTCTCCCAGTGACAGCCGTAAGTGCGACGGCAGCAAATGATTGGGAGCACTCCATCAAGCAGTTCTCTGCTAACGAGATAAAG